GATGTCGGTTGCATTCGGGAAATCCATTAAATCACATTGCCCAGCCTGTAATTTCGCATAACGCGTGGTCGCATCTGGCACGATTTCAAAGATCAAGCGGTCAAAATCTGCCTTGCCATTCCAATAATCTTTAAATGCGACATAGCGGCTCGCTTGATCTAATACATAACCTGTAAAAGCAAATGGACCTGTGCCGATTGGCGTGGTATCTACGGTTTCAGGTTTGCCCGCTTTCAACATCGCATCGGCATATTCGGCTGAATAGATGGAGGTAAAATCCATTCCTAAGCTTGAAAGGAAGGTTGCATCTGGCTTATTTAGCGTAAATTTCACCGTGTTGTCGTCTACTTTTTCAACTGATTTTAAAAGCACTGGGAATTTCATCGCTTTGAAGTATGGATAAGTCGCTTTCGACACATTGTGGTATGGATGATTCGGATCTAACTGACGGTTAAACGAGAAAACCACATCATCAGCAGTAAAATCACGACTTGGCGTAAATTCTTTGTTTGAGTGGAATTTCACGCCTTTACGTAAATGGAAAGTATAAGTTAAGCCATCTTCTGAAATCTCCCAACTTTCTGCCAATGCAGGTTCAATCTCGGTTGAACCGCGTTTAAATTCAACTAAACGGTTGTAAACTTGTTGTGAGCTAGCATTGTAAGAGATGCCATCCATCGCTAATGCAGGGCTGAAATATTGTGGCGAACGGCTCACGCAGTTCACAAATGTTTTTTCTGCAGCAGGCTTCGAGGTGGTTTTATTTTCGTTTTTATCATCACAAGCCGCAAGTGCAAAAGTGGCTACTAAAGCGGTGGAAATGGCGGTTAAGTTGGTAAATTTCATAAAGACCTCAAAACAGATGAGTGAAAAATTGAGGAGAGAGTACCTGTAATTTTAAGATGAGTAAAGAATGATTTGATTGTCTTTATAACGAAATAATATGAAAAACAAAGATGTTTTGTAATCAGCTTCACATTTTCATTTATATTTGGCGGATAGCATCCGCCAATTTTTTAAATCACCTCTAGGGTTTCCAACGCATATAAAATCCCATCTTCACGAATATCTTTGGTCACAAAATCCGCAAGAGGTTTGAGCTCAGGTTCGGCATTACCCATCGCTACACCAAAGCCCACATTTTCTAGCATTTCCACATCATTTAAGCCGTCGCCAAATGCCATCGCATTTTCAATGCCAAAGCCAAAATGGTTGAGCACATCTTGAATACCGCGTGCTTTAGAGTTGTCTTTCAGCAAAATATCTACTGCATTTTCATTCCAGCGCACTGCTTTTAAATCTGAGCCCAATACGCCTGCATCTATCACTTCTTGTGTTCGCTCTTCGGGATAATACGCCAGCATTTGCACGGTGGTATCTTTAAGATAGAACTTCGGATCAACGATGTAATCCTTAGTAATCGGAGAAGTAGCATTCCAAACTATCTCGCTGTTTTCCGACACAGCAATTGCGTTACGGCTAACAAAAGCGTAGGCAATGCCCAATTTTTCCAGTTTTTCGACCGCTTGTTGAATACGTTGTATACTTAAGCGGTAATCTGAAATCTGCTTGCCTTGGTAAAGATTATCTTGCCCGTTAATAGTCACAAAAAGCTCAAAGCCATCTTTGTTCATTAGTGGTTTTAATGCTTTCGGGAAACCTTCGTAATTTCGCCCTGTAGCAATGGCGGGAATGATGCCCTTTGCTTTTAGGCGTGGAAGCACTTGTTCCATAACGGAGGCTGGAATACGAGCTTCGTCTTTGATGTAAAGGGTGTAGTCGATGTCGAAAAAGACAATTTTGATGGGGGCTATTGGTTTTTTCATAAGATTAGCTGAATGATAAAAGCGGTAGAATCTTGTTGAGCATTTGCAAATTGCTCATCAAAATCTACCGCTTGTTGCGAAGAGAGATTATTTGGTTAATTGAACCAAAATACGACGTACTGGCTCTGCGGCACCCCATAATAATTGGTCGCCCACGGTGAAGGCTGCCAAGTATTCAGGGCCCATCGCCAATTTGCGAAGTCGTCCCACTGGCACGCTTAATGTACCTGTTACTTTCGCAGGCGTTAATTCGCGTAATGTGGTTTCTTTGTCATTTGGTATTACTTTTACCCATTCGTTGTGTGAAGCGATGATTTGCTCAATTTCCGCTAATGGTAAATCTTTTTTCAGCTTAATGGTGAACGCTTGGCTATGGCAACGTAATGCACCGATACGCACGCATAAACCATCTACAGGAATTGGGTTGTCGCTTAAACCTAAAATTTTGTTGGTTTCTGCATAACCTTTCCACTCTTCTTTAGTTTGTCCGCTTTCTGGTAATAATTTGTCGATCCAAGGAATTAAGCTGCCGCCTAATGCTGCACCAAAGTTTTCAGTCGGGAAACTGTCTGAACGCATTTTAGCCGTCACTTTACGCTCAATGTCTAAAATTGAAGAAGCTGGATTTGCTAATTCATCTTTCACGGCATCACGCAATAAGCCCATTTGTGAAAGCAATTCACGCATATTTTTCGCACCCGCACCAGAAGCCGCTTGATAAGTTGCTACAGAAATCCATTCCACTAAATCTTTCTCGAATAAACCGCCGATTGCCATTAACATTAAGCTCACAGTACAATTACCGCCTACGAACGTTTTCACGCCGTTTTTCAAGCCTTCAGAAATCACGTGTTGGTTTACTGGGTCTAATACGATGATCGCATCTTTTTCCATACGCAGTGCAGAAGCTGCATCAATCCAATAACCGTTCCAGCCTGCCGCACGTAATTTTGGATAGACTTCATTGGTGTAGTCTCCACCTTGACAGGTAACAATGATGTCTAATTTGGCTAAGTCTTCAATATCGAAAGCGTTTTTTAACTCGCCTGCCTCTTTACCTGCAAAAACTGGGGCTTTTTGACCCGCTTGTGAAGTAGTGAAGAAAACAGGGTTGATATTTGCGAAGTCATTTTCCTGAACCATACGATCCATTAATACAGACCCTACCATTCCACGCCAACCGATAAAACCGACATTTTGCATTGTGTTGCTCCTGAATAATTAAATAATGTTGTTTTGAGTGATAGCTTGCATAAATACAAGATTTTTGATGAAAATGCAATGCAAAAATGCAATGTTTTTACCGATTACTTTATTCTAGAAAAAACAAAATGAAAGTGGTTAGAATATAACCACCGATAACGGTGCTTTTTAAGAGGAAATTAGGATGAAAATCAAAACAGCATTAGCGGTCATTTTAGGCGGATTATTTGCAACTTCTGTGGCAAACGCAAATGAGCCTGCAAAATTAGTGGTGAAAGTGCAACAATTGGATGTACAACACGGTAACAAAGATGTGGGTACGGTTGAAATTACTGAGTCTGCTTACGGCTTAGTGTTTACTCCAAATCTAACTGGTTTAGCAGAAGGTTTACACGGCTTCCATATTCACGAAAACCCAAGCTGTGAGCCAAAAGAGAAAGACGGCAAACTTACCGCTGGTTTAGCGGCGGGCGGTCACTGGAACCCAACCAAAGCGAAAGGTCACGGCTTCCCGTGGTCTGACGATGCACACTTAGGCGACCTTCCAGCCTTAACTGTGTTACACGATGGCACAGCAACACAACCTGTGCTTGCCCCACGCTTGAAAAAATTAGATGAAGTGAAAAATCACGCGATTATGATTCACGCAGGCGGCGATAACCATTCCGATCACCCTGCAGCTCTTGGCGGTGGCGGTGCGCGTATGGCGTGTGGTGTGATTAGATAATCACTGATAAGCATAAAAATGGGCGGAAATGATCTGTGGGGTAGTGATCTTTTTTGCATAGGGAAAGAGAAAAAAATTTGGGATGAAAAAATGCGGAGGGGCTATGAAATACAAGGCTTGCCGCATTTTTTTGATTTTGGGCTATGCAAAAAATAAAATGAGCAGGAATAGTAAAAAAATGGGCAATTTTGCACTATTTTTTGCATAGGTTTGAGCAGGTTTTAAATGGTTTTTAAAAGATTTTAAAATTTTAAATCAGGCTATGCCCAATATGCACCACTTGCCCGATAATCTGTAAATGCTGGGCATCTGAGCCTTTAATACTAATTGGCGGGTACTCTTCTTTGTTATCGCTGATAAGCGAAATGCCGTCCCATTCCATTTTCACACGTTTTACCCACACGCTTTCGCCGTTTTGAACAAGGTAAATGCGGTCGCCTTGTATTTCTTTGCGGCTAAAATCTACCAACATCTGGTCGCCGTCGTTGATGGTGGGTAACATTGAATTACCGTTTGCCCAAAATACGGCACATTTTTCCGCTTTTACGCCTAAACTGCATAATAGGCTGTCTGAATAAGGCTCTTGCCCATCGGCTTCTGTTGCCCCTTCGTTAAAGCTGCCAAAGCCTGCTGAAACGTTGATAGAACTATAACAGTCCACCATACTCACGCCCTCATCTAGCAACTCTTGCATTCTCTCAAACGCACGGCTGACAAGGCTTCCTGTCGGTTTTTCTGTTGTTGTTTTTTCTTCTTGCTCTTTGCCTGTGGCAAGCCATTCAATGCTTACGCCAGTCACTTCGGCAATTTTCACTAAATTAGAACGAGATGGATCTGCTTCGCCTTTACGCCATCTTGTGATGGTAGAAAGCGTCACTCCTGTCTTTCGAGCGAATTCGCTTGGTCCATTCAGTTTGTTTACTAGATATTCGATTCTTTCTGGGAAATTGTCTTGATTTTGGTACTGCATACTAACCTCTTTCACCGTAATAGTTGAATTATTACAACTATTACGAAATTAAAAACAAACAATTACCCGTAATAGAATGATTTAAGTCTTTGTTTTTATTCAAAAAAGTAAAATCAATGCTTAAAATATAAGCAATTAGAACTATTACGGTGCATTTTATAGTTGCATTATGCAACTATTACGGATAATATACACTACATCAGATACAACAAAAAAGGTGTATTAAATGAGTGTATTAGAAAAATCAAAAAAAACCGCGGAACAGGATTGGCATCGAGCCGATATCCTTGCGGAATTAAAAAAGAATGGTTGGTCGCTTCGTTCTTTGGCAAAAGAAGGACAGGTCAGCTACAACACATTAAAAACAGTTTTGGACAAATCTTATCCGAAAATGGAACGTTTAGTTGCAAATGCGATTGGTGTTCCGCCTGAAATTATCTGGGCTGGTCGTTTTGCTGAACGAAATAGAAGACCAACATTACAACAGAAGTACTGATTCTAACCGTAAAAGTTATAAAAAGGAACATTTATGGATAATCAAAACTTAAAAACACATTATTCGGTGTATGAATTAGCAAACTTAAAGCTAAAAACACTTCCTTCAGCACCTAAAAATATTTGGGAACAAGCCAAACGAGAAAACTGGAAATCCCAAAAACGGCAAGGTCGTGGCGGTGGGGTGGAATATGAATTAGCCAGTTTGCCACAAGAAATTCAAACCGAACTACGCTCACGCTTTGCCGTGGCGGTGATGAAAGAAAAACCACGGTTGCCTGTGGTAAGAGCCGAGATTGAGGTAAGTACTTTGACCTCGAAACAGCGGGAAATTTCTGATGCAAAGGGCGTAGTGGTGACCAAGATTCTTGCGTTGCAAGATGGCGGTATGAGTCAAGAGCAAGCGGTTAACTTTTTCTGTGAACTTGCGAAAAAAGGTGAGTTGCCGCCTGAGATGCAGGCATGTTTGAAAAAGGCAAATGCGAAACCAAGTGAGAAAAGAACGGTGTCGCCTAGAACGTTAAAAACCTGGATCAAGGATTATAAAACGGCAAATACGCCTGAAGATCGGTTGAAAAATCTTGCTCCGAGAGTGCGTCAGCCTTGCGATGTGGCTGAGTTGAACTGGTTACCTGAGTTTTTAGCGGTGTATCGCAATACGAATGGCGTGAATGTGACGGAGGCTTATCAGGAATTTGTGTGGCGGTGGCAGACGGCTTATGCAGAACAGCCGTTATGGTTGGGCTTGATGCCTAGCTTGCACCAAGTGCGTCGGGTAATGAGTAAATTTAGCAAGTTATTTAAGGCGATTGGGCGAAAAACAGGGGCTGAGCTGAGAGCGATGAATACTTATGTGAAGCGTGATTGGTCGATGTTGAAAGCAAATGATGTGTGGGTAGGCGATGGTCACTCAATGAAGATGAAGGTAGCACACCCTGACCACGGACGACCGTTTGTGCCTGAGCTAACGATGGTAATGGACACGGCAAGTCGTTTTATTGTGGGGTGGTCGGTGAGTTTAGCGGAGAACTGTATAGCAGTGGCAGATGCGATCCGCTATGGCATTGAGCGACACGGTATTCCAGCGATTTATTACTCGGATAACGGGGGTGGTGAAAAGAACTGGACACTTGATGCGGATATTACGGGGATTTTGCCAAGACTGGGGATTAACCATCAAACGGGGATACCAGGGAATCCACAAGGACGTGGGATTATTGAGCGAGTAAACCAGACGATTGCACTGCGAATTGCTCGCCAATTTCAGACCTACCACGGGCGTGGGGCTGACCGTGAGACGGTGCGGCAGGTTAGCACGGGGGTAGTAAGTTTAGAGAAGGCGGTGCGTGCAGGGAAAACGGTGCTGACAGATAAACAGCAGAAAGCGAAGGGCAAATTGCCAAGTTGGAAGCAGTTTATTGATGCGGTGGAGGTGGGGATTGAGTGGTACAACAACCATCATATCCACCGAGAGATTGGCATGACGCCCGCCCGTAAGCGACAGCAACTTTTAGCAGGCGTTGAGCTAGTGCATATCACCGCGGTGGAAGCCCGCGATATGTTTAGACCGCAGGTTATTCGGACGGCTCAGCGTGGTTGGTTATCAGTGTTTACGAATAATTACTTTCATCAGAAATTGATTGAGGTGGACGGTGAGAAAGTGGCGGTGAGTTTTGATATTCACAATGCGGAAAGTGTGATTGTACGGCATTTAGATGGGCGATTTCTCTGTGAGGCGATATTCGATGGCAATACCCGTGCAGCATTCCCGCAAGCCTTTGTGGATAAAGCGAGAGAGGAACGCTTTAACCGTCGAATGAAGCTTAAACAAGAGCAGATTGATGAAATTCAAGCGGAATTAAACCCTATTCGGACAATTGAGCAAGCCCCTGAATTTAGTTTTGTGCCGACGGTGGCAGCAAAGCAAGCAAAACAAGCCACACCGATTTTTCTGACACAGGCGGAAAAAGAAGAGTGGGAAGAACAACAGAGAGCCTTTGGGTAAAAGAGGATTGAAAAATGTATAGCACAGAAATGCACGAAGCCCGTGAGCTTGGACAAGAATTTAGACAATTATTGATGGGGTATTTAAGAGTACGCCATAGCCAAAATGAATTTAGCAAAGAAGCCGCTAAAAGCATTTTGGCTCGGGCGAAGGCAATTGAGGAGCGAGTTAACGCCCTGATTGATGCAAGGTTAGTTCCTGTTGAAGATAAAGTCGCACCTCCGCTAGTTCTGTGGCAAGAGGAGCGTCCTTTTGAGGCTTATTACGAACCTCTACGCCTTCAAAAATTGCGTCAGCAAGCTCTTTTAGAATGCTCAGATGACGAACGTACATAGCAGGATTTTCCTCTTTACAGCTAATCCAGCTATACGGAGCGTGTTTGTAACTTTGCAATTGCTTAACGAGAAATTCGGGATTGAATTTATCTTGTTTGATGGCTGAATAAATCAGATCGGCAAGTATGGCACGAAGATACATAGCTTCATCTTTTAAACCTTCAACCTCTGTTTCAAGTGCAGAGAGACGAGCTTCAAGTTGAGAAAGAGACATAACAAATTCCTTATTTAAACCAATTTTAAAACCAAATTATAGCGAGGTTCACAATGAAAAACCTAGAACTTAAACAATTTATGGAGCAGAAGGGCTGGAGCCAAAAACAAGTGGCACAGCATTTTGGCAAGTCGATTACGACGATTAGTCAGTATTTAAATGGGAAATATCCGACGGATACGAGTGAGCTTGATGCGAAAACTGATGAGCTGATAGCGTTGTGTCAGCAAAAAACTAGTGAGGCGAAATACTCGGCGGAGTTTGTGCCAACGTTGGTAGCTCGTCGTGGTATGGAGATTATGAAATATGCCCATGCAGATGGTGAAATCAATGTGATTTATGGGGCTGCTGGCTTAGGTAAAACGCAGATGATGAAGCAGTATGCGAAAGAGAATAGTTCAGCAGTGTTGATTGAGGTTGATCCGAGTTGTACGCCGAAGGTATTACTCAAGAAAATCAGCGATGCGGTGGGGGCGAATAGTCGTGGGATTAACAATGAGTTGCTAGATGGGATTGTGCAAAAGTTGGCGAATTCGAACCGCTTGTTGCTGATTGATGAAGCTGAATTACTTTCGACCCGTTCGCTGGAATTTATCCGCCGTATTCACGATTTAACGGGTGTGGGCGTGGTGTTGGCAGGTATGCCGAGATTATTAGTGAACTTGAAGGGTAAAAATAATGAGCTTGCCCAGTTATATAGTCGCGTGGCATTTGCGTTAGACCTTGGCAATGCGTTGTGTGAGAACGATTTGGGCTTGTTAGCAACTCGTGCGATGGGAACCGATGAATTTAACGATCAGCTTATTCCTGCCAGCCACGGTAATGCACGTCGATTAAGTAAATTGATGCGTGGGGTGGTGCGAACTGCACAGATTAACGGGCGTGAGATTGATGCGGCGTTGATTAACCACTTTGCGAAGATGTTGATTAACTAGATGAGCAGGAGGCAACCATGGCGAAGCGACAAACTTATGCGGCTTATGCGGGCGATAAATATGTAATGGATGGCACAGCGTTGGAAGTGGCTTTAACAATGAATATTGCGGTGAGTACGGTGCGAAAACTGGCGACACCAAGTTATCAGGCTCAAAAACGGGGCTTGCAGATTGTGAAATTAGGCAGACACGAAGTGGGAGTAAGAAGATGAGCAAGGTATTTAGTGAAATTGGTAGCTGTTATATGAGCCGAAATAATAAGGCGGTTTATGAAGCGTTAGTAGGGCTTGAGATTGCTGCCCTTGAGTGTGAGGAACTTTCGCTTGAGGTGTTGAAAGTGGAATGGGGGTTGGGGTATTTGCCGCGTTTGGTATTGCAACATAATGCGAAAACGAAGCAGATGATGCTTTCGGGCAAGGCAAGACAGTATGGCTCAACCAGTAAAGGTGGCAAGCGGTTTGATTTATATCAAATGCAGGTGCGAGGCGTGAAATGCGTGTGGGAAGCCGAGCAAGAACCTGTGAATTTTTCCCACCGCAAACATTAAGGAGAACTTATGGCAACGAGAGTAAAGCAACCAGCTAAGTTGCGTTTTGTGAGCATTGAGCAGGTGCAAAGTGCGATTAAAGAGATTGGCGATTTAAGTCGAGAGCATACTCGCTTAACCACCGAGATGAACGACAAGATTGGGGCAACGAGTGAGCAATATGCACCGCAGTTGAAAAGTCTTGAGAAAGAGATTGAACCATTGCAAAAGGCGGTGCAGGAATACTGCGAGGCGAACCGTGATGAGCTGACCGAATTTGGCAAAACTAAAACGGCAAACTTTGTGACAGG